GCTTAGTTTTCTAAGTCTTTCTAATGCATCTAGTTTTGAGATGTCATGTCCACTTTTTATTGCAGCTTGCTCTAACTGTGCAAACTCATCAGCAGTAATGTAACCATCGCCATCTGCAGCAAACTGATTGCCTAGTATTAGCAAGTTATTATTAGTAGTTGCTATGTCATTGCTTGCCTTAGCGTTAGACGTAGTTCTAATATTTCTTCTTGTTGTATTAATTAAACTATTGATCTCTCCAAGTGCTGGATCAGCAGCACTATAGGCTTCTCTAAATGTTTTCTTACCTCCAGCATAGTTTACTAATTGGCTATCTAAAATAGCTGCTGCTTCATCTGGATGAAGGTCTCCACTTTTCAATCTGTTCTTAATTACTTCGTAAACCCTTGGCCTTGCTGTAGGATCTTTAGACAATAATGTCATTATTGAACCATCATCAATAGCCTTGCTGATTACATTTAGGTTTGCATTCGTAATCCTAGTTACATTGTCTTTATGTTTCTCTTCGTCTAACTTGTCTTTTAATTGATTCAGCTTGCTACGGACTTGTTTATTTACTGATTGCTCTAGGAATTCTCCTTTAAAGTAATTACCTTTTGCATCAGTAAGTTTTCCTAGAAACTCCTCTGTTTTTGCATCTAACCTGCTCTTCTTTTCTTCTACACTGTCGTTTGACTCAAATGTCAGTACTTCTTTTTGTAGTATATCATCAAGCTTCTTAAGCTCTGTTCCTGCAAAGTTGACATTGTTGATGTAGGCATGAGAGCCTGAGTCGTTAATAAATAATTTAACAATAGCATCAATTTTTTCTGGAGAATATTTATCCTCCTTCATCATTTTGATGGCCAGATTTGTTTTCAGGAATTCTGCTGTTGTTAAATTCTTGTCAAGGTTTTTTACTGCTAGCTTGTCGTCTAGTGTTAAACCATATTTTAAAATAGTTGCATTTTTAGCAGATCTATTTTTGTCTTTCTGATCTTGTATGGTCGTACCGATAAAATCAGCTGCACCTTTGGAAAATTGTTTTAGCTTCTGGTGAAAGTCGGTTACTTCTTTTAAACGGGCTTGTTCATTCTGAATTTGAATTTGATAATTCATACTTTCAGATTCTTGATACAGTTTCCTGTTTTCCATATCAAGATCGAAAGCAAGCTCACGACTTTGCTGCTCAGTTTGTTGGTTAAACATCTGAGCCCGTAAGCCTAATTCATTATTTCTATCGAGTTGATCCTGAGAAGCTTTAAGACCAGCATCTTCATAAGCTGCTTTTTCACGTATACGTTGTACTTTAGTTTTACTAGCTTTAATTTGTCCGGCACCGAAGCTGCCAGGCTGAGCCATGATTCTGTATTTACTCATTATCCTCCATAAGCCATAACTGCGTCGCCTAAGTTAAATCCACCGCCACCGGCGTATCCACCTGCTACTGCCTTTCCAACATCAACTACATCCATTGCTAGTGCTAATCCTAAGTTCTCTTGTGGTGCTGATAGCTTGACAGGCTTAGGTGGTTTTCTCCACGCTGGTATCTCTGCATACTCTGGTTTAGGTGCAATCTCTGGTTCCGGTAGAGCAGGTAATGCTGATGGTTCAGATAGAATTGAATTCATTGCATTAAGATCTTCTTGGAATCTGTCTTGTTTAAATTTAATCCGCATTGCTGCATCATTTGCTTCGACATTATCTCTGGTTGCTTCAAGCATTACCCTATCTAATACAAGCTGATCAACTAACTTTGTCATACTCATATTTTCACCTTCTTCAGCCAACATAAATGTATTAGCTATAGCTGCTTGTCTTGCACCTGACTCTGCTATTTGTGCTTGTATAGCTTTACTAGCTGACCGTCCTGATCCACCAGAAGCTCGTTGTTTGCCTGCCGCCTTCATTCCTTCGAGGATTGCTCCTTGTGTATCTAGCTGTGCTGTTGAGGCTAGCTTCTTTTTATTTAGTGCGATACCAGCACCTGCGGCTAAAAAATTCTGCTCAGTTCCTTGCTCATCAAATCGAATACCAACAAGTTGCTCTCTGTATGAGCGTTGTTGCTGCATCAGAGAGTTATTGTAAGCCATTTCATTGAAGCTTATCTGCTGCTGAGCATCCTCTATTGATGCCCCATAGGCTTCAAGTTCAGTAGTTTCTTTGCGAATTCGCATTTTTTCACCAAACTCCCACTGGGACATTTGGTTTCTAAATTGAAATTGGCGATTGCTCTCATTATTTGTTTTGATAGCCTCTAGTTGTGCTACTTTAAACTTGTGGTTATCTTTGCCTACTGCCTTGTTATATTTATAAGCCTGTCTATTGGCTTGATTTTGCGCTCGTGTTTGTTTTCGTGCTTGTGCATTTCTGCTTTTCGCTGCGAAGAAATTAAACATTCTCAGACTCTCCTATAAAAACGTGGTGTGTAATTTCCTTCCCACATCATTGCATTTACAGCAACAGGAAATGGTGAGTTATTAAACATCCTTAATTTGAAATTTTCTGTACGTTGATGAATTGGTACTGTAAATACGATTTCATTGTCTAATGGTACGTCATTAGCTAGATATGTATTTGCTTCAATTACTGGTGCCGTTGTAAACCACTCTCTAACTGCAAAAGTAATTACTGAATTTACGGCTGGAGCACTGTTAAAAACAATCGTTGTATCGTTAGTAAAACTAAAGGCTGTTGTATCTATACCATTAACTGAAACCTTCACATCACTTCGATCTTCAAATTCAAGATCTCGTTTGTTGTAGGTAAATGTTGTAGTTGTACCATCTCCAGTAAATGTTACTCGATATGGTTCCCTTCCCTTTTGATTTACTTTAAAATTCATTGCACCAGATAATCCAACAGAAAATTTCATGCGAGCAATTGTCAAATTCGCCGTGACATCTGTTGTGACTTTCTCCGGCCTAAAATATGTAGTAGGCAGATGGACATCAAAATTATATTTGAATCCAACAATAACATCATTTGCCAAGCTTGTAAGATTTTTTTCCGGAACGATTAAATATGGTCCGGTACTATCGCTTGCTCGTTCAGGTGTGATCGTAAATCCTGATTCAACAAATGTACCTGTACTCGTATTGCCTTTAATAATTAAAACCGGAGTCAGCTCATTGACATCGTTATACGGTAAGTAGCACTTTGATAAGTTATTAACAGAATCAAATACCACACTTGCTGCAGCAGCATATAGATCCATTGAAGGATTAACCTTCTGCCCTTTATTATTGACAATGATAGCTTGCTCAGGACTTTGACTTAATGCAGCCTTGCTAAGTACAAATTGATTGCCTTGCTTAGTTACAGCATACATATCATCTGAGTCGATTGTAATAAATTGGGTTGTCCCTGGCATTTGCCATTCAACCCATGCTTGCATTAAATTTTCCTTTCCGTCGTTATAGTATCTAAAGATATATAATTCATTTGAATTTTGTTCTCCCATTGCAATCATTGAATTCTGTGGACTTGAAATCAATTGATCAATATTCGGTGAGATCCATTCCTTGACTACACGTGATAGATCTAGTACTTGTGGGTTCTCTTGTTGACCGCGAGTCACCATACTGAAGCATCGTGTATAGCCTGGTGTTTTACTAATGAAATTAATCTGTGTTCCTACATCAACTGGATCAACTTTATTGTCCATCTCAAAGTTTGAAATGGTTCTAATAGTTGCTAATTGAGGTGTTAGGACACCGCTATCAGAAAATAAAATAAACTGTTGCTTTGCTGAGAACAAAACAACACCTTGTGCTGTTGGTAGTACAGCATGTAGTGCTGTTGGCTTCACTGAAGAGCAACTTAAATCTATAGGATCTGAGTCCAATACTGTTTGTGCACTTTTAAAATAAAAGTCAAAGAATTCACCTGATTGGCTCATCGTTACATTATCTTTTGATAAAAAGCCTAATCTATTGTTATGGAAAAATCCTGCAGTTATAGTGTTATCTAAAAAGCTTGGTTGACTATTAGTATCATCATCACCAGTTTTTCTGGCTGCATATGTTATTGTTTTAAATGTGAACGTATTCGTGCCAGTATTGATTAATTCGTGTGGCAGAGTTTGATTGTTTAAACCGGGTGATACATTTGGTGCAATTGTTTCTTCCCAAAAACCTCTTCCACTGATACCATTGTCTGCCTTAAAAGCAGCATAATAATCATCTAATACACCAGTTGTATTAGCAACCTTTACAACATGTCCATGGAATGATTCTTCAGGTATTTTTGTTATAGACGATACCTCGTCTTGAAATGCTTCTAGAAAATTATTTCCGAAACCACCTCTGGCCTCAATTGTAAATGCTGTTGCTACACCATTCACTACTCTTGTAATGTCAAGACTTACCTTGCCGTTTTGAGTAACAGTCCATGTACCAGTAAAGTTGCTATTGTTTGCACCTTGTTGTGCAGTAATTAAACTGTTAATTGCATCTTTTAAATTGTGTCCAGACTTATCGGCTAGTATATCGTCAAATGTGTAGTCTGTTGTGTGAGACGTAACCGTTGTTTCTATGCCTTGAATATTTACTACGTAATCAACCTCAGGTACTGCACCTGAAATTACGATTGTTCCTCTTGATTTTGGTATAAAGGATGGTGCTGCTTGCGCTGTAACTGTAACTGAATTGTTGATTACAATAGTTGTGTCTTGTACTGTAATTAACTTATAGTTATCCTTCGTTCCATTTAGATAAGCTTGTGCACCCACACCGTATGTAATAGTACAGGCAACACCAGTTAATGCGTTCCAAACAAATACACCATTTCCTTTAATGCATCCAATATATTCCTCGTCATCATCTCTATTGATATAAAACCATTTTGCATTATCGTATGTTGTTCCTGTACCTAAATTTGCTATATGCTTGAATCCAGGTCTTTTAGTTAGTCCGTAGGTGGCATCAGGAAAGCCGTTGTAGCACTCACGGACCTGACCGGGGAGCATTTTGTCGTCTGATTGTTTTGAGACTCCACCAAGATAGTTAGAGATCCGTTGAGTTACTGCTGCCATTTATCGATAAAGTGCGTTGTATGGTTTGTAGCTGTTATAGGTATTTGTATTTCCAGGATGACCAAAGTATGTGTAGTCTCCTTGATTACATTCATACTCCATAGCCATGGCTCTGGTGAATGCTTCCTTTTGTTGAAGCATTTGGTATTGAGTGCTATCGCCAACAATTCTGCTGCTCACTGTAGATGCAGCTCTACTGACAATAAAATCAGCAACTGGTGTTGGGATATCTACCCAGTCAAATAGCCATGTAATATCACACTCAATTTGTTTTGTAAATGTGAAGGTGTGGTGTGCTTTGTCATATAGTTTGCCACTCCGTCTAATAACATCTAATTCGACATTTGATGCATTCTGAGATGGATCAATTTGTAGAATGTTATTAGGAATAACAATTTCATTGTTAGTATCAGGAGTCATTGGATAGTGACTCTCTTTATTAAATGTCCATCCCTCAGCCTGGACCTCCCGTGAGACTTCTAACAAAGTCTGGTATGCAATCGCAACGTCCGGGTTGGTTTGATCAAGGGTAGTCACAGGCGCTTGACCACATGACTGCAGGATTGTATTTACAGCAGGTAGCTCTTGCTGAGCATTAGTGGTAGGAAAAGCCATATAAGTAAAAAAAAGGGACCCCGAAGGATCCCCATGAAGTGTATAAAAATCAGAATGTAGAAGGAGCTGAAGCACCAACGTACAGCTCAACGGCTGCAGCAGGGTTCAGGTAGTCAGCACCCATAGCCAAACGGCCAAGGATGACATCCGTGTTATTCCATCATTTCTGATGGCACTGACTATATCTTCAACCTTTAAGGTTGTCGGACGCTATTGATGTATTACGTGACAAGCGTGTCACACCACCTAGTCGATGCACTTTCCTCTCACGCTTGAGAGGCTTAGCTCAGGATTGCCATAGCTTTCGCCTTAGGTTTCCCTGAATTCATCCGATGTTTATCTAACTGTTGCCAATTAGAGGGGCAATGTTATTTACCCTGATAGATGACTGAAACGTCACCAGAAGTAACTTGTACTTGAGGACCGATTGCTTCTACGCAACCAGCAGCTTCACGCTGGAAGATAAGACCAGCAGACACTGCACCGAATTCGGCGGCAGTACCGTAGTCATTGTTGATGCCGGTAGTAGCACCGGAAGCATCTTCCAAAGCTGGACCGATAAAGCTACCGGTGTTGCCAGGAGATGTTTGACCAGAAGTACCGCCGTACTTAGTACCGTACTTGCCGAGGAAAGGAATATTCATCGACTTGTAGATCTTGATACCAGCAAGCTCGATGATGCCGTTGCCGCCTTGCAGAGCAGAGCCCTGAGCGTCACGGTTCACAAGACCATTGGAACCAACAGCTTGGATCAATTCGTAGTACTGACGTGGGTTCAATACGGCGACTCTCCCGTCACCACTGATACCCTTCTCGTCCATTGCAGCTGCTGCGTCATAGAAAGCAGCAATCAATGCAGAAGAGGAGAATGCATCAGATTCGTTAGTAGAAGCACCAACGCGAATCTGAGTACCGCCTGGCTCAACGAAGTTAGTTGCACTAACAGGTGAGGCAGAACGTGCACCACGTGCAATAGCACGGAAGATCAAACGGTCATACTTTTCTGCGAGGGCATAACCGATCTTGCGGCTAATCTCCGAACGCAGGTCGTAATGAGAAAGAGTCTCATCAAGGTCGTAAACGAACGCTGAGCTGATCAGCAGGTCGTCAACCGTGATGGTCTTCTCTGCCACTGGGGGCGCACCATCGGAGTTGCCGAGGATTGCGTTGCCAGGGGTGTGATACTCAGCCGTGGTACGACCGGTATAGATGAACTGCAATGACTTGCCGTTCTTAAGTGTACGCTTCATCACCATATCGCGTGCGATTGCGTTATGCTGGAAGCCTTTGAACATCTCACCAGAGAACAACTTAAGATAAAGTGCTCGCTTATCTCCGGCGAGATTTGATTGACCTAGATTAACCAGATTGGTTGTCAGGTCTGTAGACTGATGTGCCATTATATTAGAGAGTAAATGTATCTATCGACTCTCAAAGATCTTTGAGTTATTTAATTGTATATGTGTGGTCTATCCCACCGTCTAGACGGCTAAAGGTATCCTCCGTAGAGGGCTAAAGCCAATAGTAAAGGGAGGAATCGAACCTCCCATCAATCACCAGATTACTTGGTGTATGGAACACCGCGATAGACAAGACGTACGTGACGTTTTGCTTGCATAGTATCCTCCTTAGAGAATTGAGGGACCCCGTTCCATGTCACCTCATGTCATGCGTCCCGAAGGATGAACGGACGTTTTAATTAACCAATAGATGGTGCAGTCAGTGCTACCTCAGTAGTAGACGCTGCTGCCAGATCAAGTGGGAAGTTATGTGCATTACGCTCATGCATTACTTCCATTCCAAGTCCCGCACGGTTAAGAATATCAGCCCAAGTAGGGATAACGTGGTTCCCGTTATCGACAATGGATTGATTAAAG